GCCTGTGTAAACGATCCACCGGCGGAAAACGCCCCCGTGACAGACATGTCGCCCGCAAACGCAACGGATTTGTCCTGCTCAACCGTAAAGGCGTCAGTAAGGGTGGTTGAACCATTTGGCGTCGTGGCGAAAACAATCTTGGTCCCGTGAGCGGTCGCGGTCCATGCCTGCGTCGCAACCATTCTGATCTGAGCGCGAGGGCCAGCAGAATAGGCCGTAGCGCCAAAGCCAAGAACATCGACTGTGCCAAGAACGTCGCCAGAAGCTACCGCAGAGGCCGCAGCGCTAGTAATGTTGGCCCGGCGCAATCTAATGCCGGGAATACCACCAAAACCGTCAACCTCCATAAACTGATTGGCCGATGTGCCGTTACCAATCAGTCGGTAAATGTAACCGGCGTCGGCGGCAGGAGGAGATGTAACGGCTGTTGTATTGGCTGAAACGGTAAGCGGAGCCGCAAAGGCGGCTGTAACATACGCCTCAATCGTAGCGCCAAGCGCCCGGCAATCCGATTTTGCAACCTGTTTCACGCCAGAGCCGGAATTTCCGTCCGTATTATAATCCCTAAACGCACTAGAAAATGCGGTTGATATTGTTCCCATTGCGGATAATTCCTTACGGCACGGTTATTGATAACGGATCAGTCCATGACGATGCTTGGCCGTTTAGTCCGACATAGCGCATCTGTGTAATAACGACTGTTCCAGTTCTTAGGTATGGCGTTCTCAAAGTGCTGCGATCGAGACTAATCGTGTAAGGCATGAAGGTAACGCCGCCATCAACTGAATACTGAGCGTCAACATCTAGCGTTTGCTCTTGAAGCAGGCCATTTTCGTAGATGTAGGAATCGCCACCAGTATTGTCGTAGGAATTAACGTCAACGGTCGTCTTGATGTAACCGCCGTTTGTACCCTCTTTCACACCGCTAACCGTCATAAGTTTTGGCGGCGATATACTCGTCAAACCGACGACCTTTAGTGCGCTGATAGGATCAACAGGCGGCTTATCGTCTGCGAATACGCTGACATCTATTTCGCGTAGTGTCGCCTGCCACTGACGAAGCGATCCGTCAGGCGTCAAAGCCTCGACGCGCCAAGTGCCTGACAGGCCGAAATTCGGGGCGTCTATACCGATCACTCTCTGCTTGATCGCGAGCATACCGCGCGGGCCTAGAGTGATCGTGACCTTCTTTTTACCGTTGATCCTGCGGGCATGTCTTTGTGCGAGACGGTATGCCTGATTGGCCGAAGGAACCATATCGAAGGAAATAGAACTGATCTTTTTCCCAACCGATAGTTGGGAATCAGTATCTACCCACACCGGGGCTTCATACTTTTGATAGCCCTGTCTTGGCTCCGTGTAAGTAATATGGAACTCGTTAATCGCTTCAGAGGCAGCTTCAACAAATTCTTCGGTAAATGAAGATATATCTGTTTCGTCGAATACTACAGCCGGGTCTTCCCATTTTCCGATCCACATCGTGAACCGGCCATCTTTATCCACCCCATACGTCCCGTCACAGGACGCCATGAGGTTAGATAGAAAGTCTCTTGGAGAACTATTGAAATAATAGACCCCGCTTATTCTGGCGAACGGTTCGTATGTTGTCTGACCATTCCCAAAATTGTTGCGGGTCGTAACTGATAACGCATCACAATCATCGGCTGCGGTAGCTATCGCTTCCCAATCGACACCTGTAATGGCTGTCATATTGTTTTCGATGAGCCATGATACGAAATGGCCGGCGACAAGCGCAGGGTTATCCGAATAATTCCACGTCGCGTTATACAGAGACCATTTGCCGCTGAGATTGTCGATATATGTCTGTTTTACCTTGCGCGGGTCATAAACTCGCGCACCTCGAACTATGACTGACCATTCCGGCCATGCGTTCGGAAAATACTTTAATCTATTTGATGTGCCGCCGGGATTATTCGAAGCAAATGTGTAAAGGCAAGTGATACCTTTACCCATATAATTGTTACCCCACAGACCCGCCGTAGCCGCGCCAGAATACGTCGGCATCAACGTGTTTAATATATATGAACTGTAGCCTTCTTCTGATCCGTAAACAGGTTCAAACGCTACACATGATGCGTCTTTAATGTAGAGTTCTACAAGGCTCGTTGTATTGATTGTGTCTGTTACTGTAACCCATTTATTCGAATATCCAGCCGTGCACTCATAATACACATATGGCCATGAGGACATTCTATACGGTGTCCAACCATCGCAACTATTCTGCAATTCTTGGCGCTGAACGTAGGAGGTCGTCGTTACCGTGCTAAAATTGCTTCTGATGTATTTCGTGCCACTTAACGGCACATATACGTTATCATTCCCGTCCAAAGAATTAGCGGATCGCCCATCGCCTGTTGACCCGGCTGTAAAAGCTTCATCGTCACATAGAACCGCATCAAAGCCATCAATTAGGCCATCACAAATATAAATGCCCTGATAAAGATTGAGTGCCGTAAAAGTATTTGGCGTTACAGTTTTATCGACGACGAGATCAGTTTCATAGAAAAAGTAGCTGCCCGCCGTCTTAGTCCGGCCAAAGATAAAGCAGCGCGGCACATCGGACTGGCGGATCGTCTTCTTCAGCGGGACAGGCGGTGCGGCTTTAGGCGCAGCCGCTTGGCTGGAGGCTTGCTGTTGAGCAAGGATAAACGGGAGCCACGACGCTGCACCCCCGCCGCCGCCGCCCATAAGATACTGCGCGCCCATAAGTCCCGCAGAAAGACCAGTAGCACCCCAACTTATTCCAGACGATATAGCGGCCAGACTTCCGAATACCCCCGCGCCTGCGGCCATCCCGCCGGCGGCCAACCATGCAGCGCCGCCTGTAGCAAGGCCCGCTCCGACAACACCAAGGCCCATGGCGACTTTGCCGATTACTTTTCCCATGGAAGCCCCCAAGCCCGTAGGATCGTCGGCTTCCAAACGGCTAGGCGGCCAAAGGAGCGAACCACACCGAACCCACCTTCTGCAATGATTCCGAGAACCGCCGTGCCGTCCTGTTGCTCAAACACGGCTACGTCGCCGGCCCCGCCACGAGACGGACGCAGGCCCATAAATTCGGCCGCTAGGACCATCCCCATCTCAGGGCCATGATCCATCCACCAGCGGCGTGATTGACTATCGGTAGGCGTCTCTTTGACGCCATTGGCCCGCAGCCAAGCGTAGACCAGCGAATAACAGGGCGTAATCTTGGTTTCCTGCGCCCGCGCCAGTTCTATCGGCGTCATTGGGACCAAAGCACCGTCTGGCGTCCGGCTAGCAAAGCGACGCGCTCGAATACCTTATCGCCCGGATATTTCCGCTGCTGATCTTGGTCGGTCATGTAAGAGGTGAGCGGCATGTTCTTGGTGTAGAAAAGCGGCTCCGCAGTCACCGTGATCGACATGGTGCGGGCTTCGCCATCAACCGACAATTCAGCCTTTTCCATCAGATACAGTTCGACCAGATACGGGTCGTCCAACGGTTGCCAATTCTCGTCAAAACATAGGATGTAAACGCCACACCGCTTGCCCCTGATTTCCGAAGCCTGCGCGCGGGTAAGAGCCATCAGTTCTGGATCAAGGCCGGAAAGCGTGATCGTCACCGGCTCAATCGAAACGATAGCCGAAGCCTGAACGCCATCTATGGACGCCAGTTCGCCAAGGCCAAGCCATTCCGTATTGTCGGCTGCGGTAAAAGTCCCGCGACCCGTCCAGCATCGTATCGTCTCGCTGGCGAATTCAAATTTGACACCAAGCGCGACATGGACATTGCGGCCCGAAACCATCTCTTGAACAGTTTGGGAGAAAAAGACTTCCTGCGTCACCAGTTGGCCTCAATGAAATCTATTGAAACGCGCGATATGCGGCCAAATTCAACGCTTTGAGATAGCGCCCTTGAGTCCGTGACCAGATAAGCGACCATTCTGGGATCATCTATTTCTATCTGCGTTCCCGCGTCGTAGCTTGCGCGAAGAGGCGGCCATATAGACCATGTGTCGCCGTCTATGCCGTGAACAACATGCAATCTGCCGTTAATCTCAAAATAATCGCCAGCCTCGACGCTAGATGCAGTTGAGTTCTCAACCGAGATTGTTACATCACCACGCGCCGCAGCCGTCAGCAAATAACAATCACCGGTTGACTGCGTAAATGTTGCGCCGTCTTGAAACTCCGACCAATCCGTAGCGTCATTGCCCCAAAAAAGCGGCTCTGATGTTCCCCAAAGAAGCTCATTTGCTCCCCAATAGAGCATATTCTTGAGTTGGCCTGTTTGGTCGAAATAAGCGACATCAGGGCTAATGCCATTTCGTTTTGCCAGCATGTTCGGGGAGAACTCTGGCTTTACATAGATCGGCTTTGCAAACGCCCCTATCGCTGTCCAGATAGACCGGAACTGGCGGAACTTGTCGCCGTAAACGGGTATGCCCTCATACGAGATAAGCCAGCCGCCTGCGCTTGAAGAAACGACCTGTTCACGGCCATCCAGCGGCTTTGGCCCTTTGAATACGGGGCGATCAATCGTCGCCGTCATGTTTATCGGGGCTAAATTATCGGGCCATAAGGCGATGGTCGGGTCACGCATCAGAGCGAACGCCTCTGCGCTTCAGCCATGATATTCGGAACGCGCTTTAAGCCCGAATTGATCATTTGCTGCACGGTGACGATGATCTGTCCATCGCTCATTTGGCGGGCGTCCACCTGTGAGTTTGAATAATTATTGATGGTGATTTTCGGCTGGCCGCCGCCTGTAAGCGGAGTGATATTTGCCGGTCCCTGAACAAGCTCAGGCCCGGCCTCGCCAGCGATACCCCATTTGCCTGACGGGATAGACCCGCCTTCAGCAAAGAAGCCCGCAAACAAGGACGATGCGCCCTTCGCCAACATGCCCAAAATGCCGCCGGTCTGGCCGCCTTTGCCGGACAGGCCCATCATCTGCCCGAAAATGCCCTGCCCTGTTAACGCGCCCTGAAGGGCGGAACTGGAAAGCTGCCTGACAACATCCCTTAGAACATCGGACAGTTTTTTGCTTTTTGTGACCAGCCCGTCCAGGGCATTGATCGTAAAATCGGCAAATGAGCGCATCGCATCATTAAGCGCGCCCTGTGATGCTCTAAGCTGGTCAAGATTGTCTTTATATTTCTGCGTTGACGCCGTAATATTCTCGATCTCGGCGCGCTGCTGGGCGGTCAGCGTCTTGCCCTGTTCCTTGGCGATGTTTTCCGCCTTGATCAGCGCGGAGAACTTTTCCTTCTCCACATTGCCAAGGGTAAACGTATTCACCTCTGTTTGTGCAAGCTGGTTCGCTTCTCGCAGGTTCTCAATATATTCTTTGAGCCGGTCCGCTTTATCCGCTTTGCCCGCTTTATTCGCGTCCTGCGCTGTCTGGTAAGACTTGCGCGTGTCGCCTGTTTTCTCACCGGCCAGCGTGCCGACGGTCGAAAGAAACATGTCGGACGGCTTGAATTCCGCCATCTGTCCTTTGCCAGACGCCGGAGTAAACCCGCCCGCAAGCATCGGTGTTTGTTTCTTGGATCTGAATGCTTCGGACGCTCCCGCTGCAATAAAATTATCTGCGGAACGCGCCGCCTGATCATAAAGACCCTTCAGAATTTTAACGCCTTCAATCGCCTTGGCAATCTTGGCGCTCACGAAATCCCACGCATTCGTGAATATTGACATCGGTCCTTGCAGCGTCGCAATAGCGCCGGCAAGATCGGTCTGAATGGCGTCAACGATTTCCGAGATTTGCGTTTTAAGGAAACTATACGCCTCACCCAACCGGCTTTTTACATCAGCAAGGACGGAAATAAATTTTTCAACGTAAGGAATTGTGTCAGCAATTAATGACTTGATGTCTGTCCATAGCGTCGTGACGTTGCCAAGCGGCGTGGCTATTTTGGACAAAGAAACAAGAAGTCGTGAATTGACTTCCTCGTCAGCGGCGCTGATACGATTGCGCAAATCATTGGCTGAATTGGCGATATTATTAAATCCGCCTCCAGCAGCGTCAGCCGCGCGCTGGAATTCAGCCATCGAAAACTTACCCTGATTAATCAGATCAATAAATTTTGCCGCTTTGTCCGCCGGGAAAATGCTTTCAGCCAAATCCCGCGCCTGCGTTGCTGGCAGCGTGCGGATTTTATTTGCGACGACGTCAAGCCATTGGCTAAAGCTGGTTGTGCTATCCAGTGTCTTCAGAAATGATTTGTCAATTTCCTTGACGGTGCTGACGACGGCGCCTGCATTGCGCTTATAGTCCTCAAATGCTTTATTTGCGTTTTGCAGACCCGAAACAACATCGTCGTTGCTTAATCCGACTGTTGCGCCCTTTACCTGTGCGCCAAGAAGTTTTTCTGGCGTGACTGACGCGGATTTTGCCTGTTCTGCAAGGTCAGCCAGTTTACTCCGGGCAACCGACGCGCCGACTTCAATTCCCGTAAATATAGCGGCAAGGCCAGCGCCCATGCCACGCAGGCTAAACACAACCTTACCAACAGCGCTGAGAACCTGACCGGCAAAACCGGCGATCGACCCCCTTGTGCTGGTAAACACGTCTGCAATTTGCGATCCCTGTTGCGTCAGGACCATAAATGGCGACATGCCGCCAGCAAGGGAAACGGCGACGTCATTAATCTGACGGCCAAGGTTAATCATTTCATGGCGGGCAAGGCCGGTCGCCCTGGCGGCTTTTTGCCCCATGACTTCCGCCTGCTGCCCGACGCTAGACATGCCTTCAGCAACGAGGCGACGTTGTTTTTGCCATTCCTGCCATTGGTTGAGCGCAGGGACGAAATTGACATTGTCATTGCGTGGGCTGGGGACAGATTTAGGAACGCCACCCGTCGTTGGCGGGGTTTTCCCCCCCATAGCTGGCATGGTTCCACCAGCAGAATTAACAGCCTTTTTAATTTCCTCCGACGCGCGTCTAAAATCATCCGATATTTTTGCGGCGCTTTGAGCGGCCTTATCGGCTAATTGGTCAAATGCCTTCCCGCCTTTCAGGACTTCAGGCGTAAGAGATTTTACAGCATTATTTGTTGTATTTTTCAGTCCATTAATTTCTGAAGCGCTTTGCTTAACTTCAGACGACATTTTCTTGAAAGCATCTTGCGCTTTCGCAATTCCCGATTTCAGACCAGATGTGTCTGCGACGAAATCATATCTAAGGGCGCCGACAACTGTTTCAGCCATTAACTTCCCCATTGGCGTTAATAGCTGCAAACATTTCTTCGACCTCTTTTGATGTAAGTGGCGATATACCCGCCTCTTTGCTCACGCCTTTTGCTTCCAGATAGCCGTCTATTGCGGAAAAGAACTCCGGCAAAGACATTTTCCAGAAGTCATCTGGGCGCATCCGAAGATGGCCCAGACCTATTTTCATCCACGCTTTCCAGCGTTCCTTGCCGCTAAAGGGCGCTTTTCGGCCTTTTGCGCTTCATCCTGTTGTGCGCTAAAGCCAGAGCTTTGCAAGAGTTCCGTGATCATTTCCATGAACTCTTGAGGCGTCCAGCCAGCAAGTTCCTTCTCGCGGGCGGGGGTTAGATCAATGCCATTTCCCCGCAATAGTCCGCGCATGAACTTTAAAAGGTGTCTGGCGCTGATCTTGCCATCCTCGCCAAAGTTCAACGCCTCCTCAAAAGACTCGACATCAAACTCGTTTTCAATTTCAGCCAGCGCGCCAAGGCCAAGACAAACCGTAAATGTCTCAGCCCCAATTTTAACGTCGCTATATCCGCGTGCTTTGTTAGCCATGTAGCCTCGTT